TAGTGGCGGTTCTATTTCTGGTGAGACATTTCAAATAGGTTCAACATTTTCGAATTCTATAAAAATAGAATTTTGTTCAATACTTGAAAATATTAAAGAACTAACAGAAGTCACCGTGGAAGTGGGAATAGCAACTTATGATGCAGATTATAATTATGATAATATCCCTCCTGAAAAAGTGGGAAGTGCAAGAGTGGGCTATGCTAAATTGATTCATTATAAACCGACGGTTTATGAATATGTCTCAATTGGAACTTTTTATGTCACTAAGTGTGACCCAGATAGAAACGAGAATAAAACGACACTTGAAGCGAGTGATCGTTTTGTTTTTTTAGAAAATGAGTATGTTTCTGAACTGACCTATCCTGCTTCTATTCGAGATGTTGCGTTAGAAATTGCAAATAAAAGTGGTTCGATTATTAATGAAACAAATTTTTCAATGATTAGTACTTCAAAAATAAATAAACCTGAGGGCTATACTTTCAGGCAAGCAATAGGTTTAATTGCTCAGTTTGAAGCCGGTTATGCAAGGTTTAGCCGAATAAATCAATTGGAGATCATGCAATTAATTGACCCTAAATTTGCTGTTTCTCCCGCAGAATATTTCCAAAAGGGACTAACTAAAAATGAATTGATGTACAAAATTGGCGGTATCTCTTGTACTGTCTCTGTTCAAAGTGAAAGCGGGAATGAACAAGTTACTTATTTAGCTGGTAGTAATACTGGTCCTCAGATTGTTTTAGAAAATAAAGTAATGACTCAAAGTTTGCTTGAAACTATTTATCAAAAAATAAGTAATGTCAATTTTTATCCCTTTACTTTAAATTGGAGAGGTAATCCAGCACTAGAAACTGGCGATTGGTTAACACTTACTGATAGAGATGGTACACCATTTAAAACCCCTAATTTAAGCTATACTCTGACATTTAAAGGAGGGCTGACAGCAACGAGTTCAGCGAACACTAACTCCTCTGCTCAAACAGTATCAGCATATTCTCCACCGCTTAATCAAATTATCAAAGAGATTAATTCTCGTGTTGATGCAGCGGGTAAAAATTCAGTCTATGACGGAACAGAAGAACCTCCTTATCCCAAAGAAGGAGATATTTGGTTCAAAAAGAATGGTCCAGATGATGAAATATGGATTTATACAAAACTTGCGGACGGAACTTACGATTGGGTAATGACTACCTCCACAAGATTATCTGATGAAATTCAGGAAAAAATCGATAATTCCGTTCCATCTGATGAAATTGTCAAAACAATCAATTTATCACAAGAAATGGATGGTAAAGAGTGGCTAAAAATTACGGGTGCAAAAATTTGGTTAACTGATCAAACTCGAATAGATGATGCTATCATCCAAGATGCTATGATTGGAAATTTGAGTGCTTCAAAACTGACCGCTGGAACAATCAATGCTTCAGATGTAAATATCATTAATTTAAATGCTTCAAATATATCAACTGGAACTTTGACAGCTGTTGATATAGAAGGGGTAAAAATCAAGGGTTCTAAAATTACCTCTGTCGGGGAAGATTTTTCAATGCTTCAAGATAATGGAGCGATTACTTGGATAAGAAATAGTGATGGCAAAGAAATTTTTAAATTCTTTACTACATTAATGAATTTGAAAGAAGGAAATGTACGACTTGAGGTTTCAGATTCAGGTTCTTTATCAATATATAGCAAAAAAATGAATAAAAATTTCCTAAGCTTTTCTGGTGTTGGTACCAATATGTCAGGATACGCAAATTTAGACAAATTAAGTATCACTGGGGATTCTAATTCACTTTCTTATACACCGACAAGCTTTGAATATCAATCTGATGGCAATAATCGTCCCAATTTAAGAGTGGGAATAACTGGCTTCAAAATAGGAAGTAATGCAACTTACCTATCAGGAGATAACAATGGAGCAATAACAGCTGTAGCAAGTGCTTTAAACATTTTAAGTAATGTTAAAATTAGCCAATTCACTAATATTGGTGGAAATCTTAGTGTTAACGGTAGTCTAAGCGTAATTGGTTCAAAAAATGCGGCTCATGTCACGAGAGATGGACTTAGATTAACCCCAGCCTATGAAACCGCTGAATCATATCTAGGTGATATTGGAATAGCAGAGACTGGTGAAGATTGTACAATTATTATTCCTATCGAAGAACATTTTTCTGACGTTATTAATACTGATTATGAATATCAAGTGTTTTTGCAAAGTTATAGTGAAGGATTTGCTTATGTTTCATCAAGAGATAAAACGAGTTTTACAGTAAAATCTTCCGTTGCTAATCTTCCTTTTACATGGGAAATCAAAGGTAAAAGGAGAGGTTATGAAAATGACCGCTTGACTTTGACTGATATGAAGTTTGAAGAAATAAAAGAAATTGAAGAACAAAACTTTAAAGAGGAGGAAGCATGAATAAAGAAATTGATGCAGAAAAATTGATTAACAAACTACTATCTAAGATTACTCAACTAGAGTTTGATAATGCTAAATTATCAGTATTAGTTGAAACTTATGAGCAAGAAAATTCTAAGGAGGTTGGTAAATAATGAGTTACGAAAAGCAAACCTGGAATAAGTATGATGAACTAAAAACTGAAGAAGAGAATATCGAAAATGGTGCGGTTGTTACTGACAATCGTATGAACCATATGGAAACTGGTATTGGTGATAACGATGCTAATCTTGCTTCGCATCTTGCAGATAAAAATAACCCTCACAAAGTTACAGCTGCACAAGTAGGTCTTGATAAGGTTGATAATGTTAAACAAGCTTCAAAAGTAGAGTTTGATTCTCATATCAATAACAAATCTAACCCGCATGCAGTAACAGCTTCTCAGGTCGGAGCTTATACAAAAGCAGAGTCTGATTCTAAACTGACAGATTTATCAAATAAAGTTATCGCAAACAAAGGGAACCTAGCAAGTGGAACTGATTTGGATAATGTAATTGATATTGGTACTTACCGAATTGGAGGACTTACTGGAGGAACAGATATTATTAATGTACCTTCTGAACGTTCTGGTACAACTATATATGCCTATTTAACAGTCAGCGGAACAACGACTTCAGTAGTTCAAGAACTGATAGTATATGATTCAAAAACTGTGTCACAAATTTATAGTCGTTCTCGTTCTGGCAGCACTCCTACTTTCAGCCCTTGGTCAAAAACTGTAATGGCTGATGATTCGGGGAAAGTGACTGTGTCAAATACAATTGATTCTGGCCAAGTTAAAACAGCAACGATTAACACAGGTTACGGTCGAAGTGCTGTCATAACTAGAATTGGAAACACCGTTACAATTACAAGTCAAAACCAGCATTCTTCTGTACCAGCTAACGGTTCATGGCAGAGAGGAATTGGTACTTTACCATTAGGATTTCGTCCGGTAGCAGATGCATTAATTTATAACCATGATTTGAGTAATGCTTCAAAATTTTCTTGGAGTTTATTCCACCCTAACGGAGCAATAGACTTATTTAGCAATGGTAATATAACAACAAGCGATTACATCTTATCATCAGGTCAATTTTGGATAACTAAAGATGATTTCCCGAATTAGAAAGCAGGGGTTATGGAGGAGCAAGCATGGCGAGAAGTGCTCGAACGATTAGCTCGAATTGAAACAAAGTTGGATAACTATGAAACAGTCCGGGATAAAGCAGAAAGAGCACTTTTAATAGCCCAATCAAATGCAAAACTTATAGAAAAAATGGAAGCCAATAATAAGTGGGCTTGGGGCTTTATGCTTACTCTTGCCGTAACTGTTATTGGATATATAATTACTAAAATACTTTAAAAGGAGTTCCCAATGAGTTTAGATAATTTCAAAAAGCAAACTATTACATGGGATATGATTAACCAGTCTTTTGAACAGCCCATTCAAATTATGGAGGGAGATGTCAATGCAAGAACGATACTTCTTAAGATAACTGATAATGGTTCTGTACTTGACTTAACAGGTTATTCAGTAAAATTAACCTATCAATATATGTATAAATCTCAATCAGGTTTTATTATGTTAACTCCTAATGATATATCCAAGGGAGAATTCACGCTTATAATTCCTACTGAGATGACAGTATCAGGATTAATAAAATCAAATTTAATACTTCTCAACGAAAGTTTAGAACAAGTTATTGTCAGTAAGAATTTAACATTTATATCAGATAATTCTACAGTTACAGACTTAGCTCAAGAAGTAAATAATAAGATTGATGATTTCACTAAATTATTATTGGAAAATATGCCACAAGTAATGCGCAGTGAGTTGAATGATTTGCATGCTCAAACTGATTCAAATACAAGTAATATTGAATTAAAGGCAAATGTAGCTGATATGACGAGCTTACAAAACGCAATGACAAAACTACAAAATGAAGTAGAAACGTTTGGTATTACTCCTGAAAATTCAGTAACTATAAAATCATTATTAGATGAAATAACTGGTATCTTATCTGATTTGAGTCAAAAAGGGATTGACATCACCAATTTAAGAAGCAAGATAGATGAAGTACGACTTGAAACTACCGCAAAGTTGGCACATAAGATTGGCGGTGGGGTTAAAGCCGAACCGGAAGACTTGTCAGCAACCACTCTCGGACTTGTGACAGGAACAGGTGGCCCGATTAATCTGCTATCCGTACCGCAAGACAATAGTGTAACAATGGCGAAACTTGCAACCGACTCATTGAAAAATTTGCCCGTCAAAATTCCGAGCAAGAACCTTTTCGACAAAACTAAAGTCACAACTGGCTTTATGTGGGATGCAAACAGTGGCGCAAAATGGACAGCCGCCTTTTACTCGATCAGTGACTATATCGCTATGACAGCCAACACTCTTATCACAACTTATAGATGTGTTCGTGTAATCGAATGGACGAGCGCCAAAACATACATTAAAGGCACTAGCTTACTAAGTAATACAACTATGACAATCACAACGAGTCCGACTACCGCTTATATCACGATTGATGCGCAGAATGTATACCTAGACATCGCTCAAATTGAACTAGGTGGAACGTACACAGGTTACGCCCCGTTTAAATTAGGGTTGAATCCGACTGATATTTTTGACAGTTCTATTACAAACTCAAAACTAACCGTTGCAACCCAAGCATTTTTGGATAAGGCAGTTGTTACGCAACTTGATATCATTTTGCCGACTACCGTATATGCGACAGTTGGGCGTGAATTTAATATCTATTATAAAAACGTGATGTTAACCGATACTAATCTAGATGACTATGACATTATGATTAACGTTTCAAAAGGCGAGCTGATGGACGATCGGTATAGTTTTACTCCGGTTGCTGGGGATATCGGTTCGTTCGTTGCAAAATTTTACATCCGAGATAAAAAAGGTAATAACCTTTTTACTAAAAATGTGACGATTGAAGTTGTCGCAGAGGTGACACCATCGACTGCAAAAAAAGTAATCTTTATTAGGGATTCGCTTACTGATGATGGGTCGAACGGAAGTTATATAGAGACTTTAAAGAACATGATGGGTAGTAGGTTAGATTTGTTAGGAACAAGAGGGATAGCGCCATATCTGCACGAAGGACGTGGTGGTTGGTCAACCGTCACTTATCTAACAAATACAACGGCAACCAATAAATTTTGGAACCCGGGAACGTTGGCTTTTGATTTCACATATTATATGACACAACAAGGCTATGCTGCGGTTGATGACGTGGTTATCTTCATCGGTACGAATGATTTGAGTACCAACATCGAAACGCTGATTACCAATCTTAAAACGATCCGCACTTCTATACTTGCTTTCAACGCAAATATCAAAGTGCATTTTGTACTAACACCGCCACCGTCAAGCAGTTTCTACGCGTTTGGACGTTCTCGACTATTCCAATGGGATGTGGAAAACAAGTTCAAAGGCTTCAACAAGCGTTATATCACCGAGTTTGAGCCTAATGTGATTCCGGTAAACTTGAACCTTGACGCATGGTATGACTTCCCAAGAATCACACTCACAAGAAGTCAGCGCAATACTGAAACGATTGAAATAGTGGAAGAACGTTATCACTGCAGCCAAGTAGGTTATGATAAGTTTGCAGATGTAATTTATAGTTATCTGATGAAGAAATGGGCTTAGACACCTATTGTGCGGTAAATGAAAGTGAGACAGTCATTAATTCGTAATCAGGCTATACTACTGGCACATGGCAGAACATCTAATCAGAAGTAATTGGTTCAACAACAATATATTATTGGAAACGTACTGCATAAAAATATAAAAAATAGGAGAAAGAATATGAAAACAATTGACAAAGGAACACTCACACGTACAGTTTTGCTTTGGTTAGCTATCATTAACCAAATTCTAACAGCATTGGGTATTAATCCATTGCCACTTGACGATAATACTGTTAGCACTGTA